AGCTCAGATGTGCGTCCTGGGCTACCATGCTTATGGGCACACTAGCGAGCTTTGGCTCGCAGGCTTTGCTAGTGGCTCTTACATGACAGCAGGGTTTAATTGTTTGCGTAACCTGCTTTTGTGCACCTATTCATACTTGGTAATTAATGATGAGTTGAGTTATGACTGGAAAACAAATGGCAAAAATTTCTTTAAGGAGATTGTCATAAGGGTCATGGGTGATGACATTATGGCAGCCGTCCCACAACATAGAAAATATTGGAACAATAAGTCACATGCACGTGTGATGAGGGACCATTTTAAAATGACCTACACTAGTGCTGATAAGCAGTCAGAGGTGAAAGAGTTCGATGAAGAGAAGAACCACACCATAGTTAAGAGAAGATCTGTCCTTAACCCTGACACAGGCTTGTATGTCGGTGCCCTCGACATAGAAGTAATCCTTAACATGGTTTGTTACACTAGAAAAGATGATCCAATAACAATCATGCAGCATAGAGTTGATAATGCAAGGCGTGAACTAGCCTTTCATCCAAAAGAAGTTTGGGATAAGTATCATCCATTGATCTTAGCCCAAGCTGGCCCTCTCTATAATAATGATGGATACAGCCAGCCCCAACTGCGTCAGATTGCATCTGAGCAGTGGGTTGGCTTGTAAATGTCTCAAAAAGCACGTGCTGAACATCACGTTAAACTGTTCTATTTTGGGGAGATGACAGCGAACGATATCACACCGCAATTTAGCCAAGGGGGGGCAACGCTAATACCAATATCTAATTCAAGTCAAAATCCAACCACTAAATTTGCTGATGATACCATTGGCTATGAGGCCCAAGAGACCAGGAGGGTCGACCTTGATCCTTTCTCAAGTCACGTAATAGCCCCAAGTTCACAGACCATTGTGGACTATCTCCAAAGACCATCAATTATTTCCTCAGGAAACTTTTCCGCCTCAGATTCGGGTATACTCTTCTTTGCGGACGTTACGTCCTTAATTACGCCCCAGAAGTTTTCCC